TGAGGTGAACCAAACTCAGAATCATAGAAAAGCATCACAGCATCCTCATGCTGCTTCATATAAGCCGATGCAATCTTGAGAGCAAAACTAGTCTTGAAGTGCTTAGAAGGTCCAGCAAAAATAGTCACACCGGGAGACAGACCACCTTCTACAGAACCAGACAATGCTACGTTGAGCATAGGCACATCTGTAGGTGACATATCTTTTTTACCATAGTATTTTGACTTGGTAATAATATCAGAATCCAGTTTAGAATTCTTTTTTAGTTTATCCATAATAGAGGGCATTGACTATTTTCCTTGTTTGTTGTATGCTTTCCACTGACGACGTTTAGACTTATTCTTTGGTCGTGAGTTGGAAGACTTACCAATTGAAGTGCGGCTATGGGCATTAGAATGACCCTGCTTTACACTTTTAACTGCCATATAATTTACTCCTATATCTACAAGTTAGAAGAGCATTATATATCAGTCTGCCTTGCTTGTCAACTCTTTTTTGTATAAATAAAAGACTAATCATAACCCAAGGCAAACACTATGTTCAAAAAAATGTTTGCTGCTTTCATTATGTTGTTTTTGACTACAGCAGCATATGCGCAAGAAGAAACAACCAATGATCCTATCGTCACTGAGAATACGACTACCAGTACCGTAACAACTACTAGTGACTCTACTAATACTGTAATCTCTGCACCACCATCTGCTATTGCTCCTAACATTAATACAGCAAATTCTGACATTTGTACTATTGGTGTATCAGGTGCAGTGCAAACACAAATTCTAGGTATTTCTGCTGGTTCTACAGTGAGAGATATGAATTGTGAAAAACTCAAGAATGCAAAAACTCTATATGATATGGGCATGAAAGTTGCTGCTGTATCAGTTATGTGTCAAGACCCACGAATCTTTACAGCAATGATGGATGCAGGAACTCCCTGCCCTATTGATGGATTGATTGGTGAGCAGGCTAAGAACGAATGGAATAGCCCAGAAAATCAAGACCGCAGACCAGATACACAAACAAATAGAGGTATAAATGTTGACCCGGATACTCGCACGACTCTTATCGGCGGTGCTATCGTTGTCGGTATTCTCGCATTACTCTTGGGCGGATAGTGTTTATGGTGTGACCAATAACGCCGCAGTAAACGGTCTCAATTGGTCAATGACTGGTGTTTTACCAGACTTTTCATCACCTAATGTAACTCTGCAAGTCAATGGCATAACATACTATTATGTCATGACCAAGGATGCTGAAGACATTGCAAAGGTATATGTGCGCAATGAAGATGCTATTAATGGTGGATATGTCTTTGAAGAGATAGATGACTGGTCTGGCTTACCCGGCAACTCTATTCAAAAGAACTTCAGGTTTACAGGAATTCCCGGTGAACAATGGGGTCAAGGTAGCATGGAAGTAGAAGGTAACGGTACAATATCAGACCCATCTATGGTTTATTCTTATAGAATGGATATTACTACACCCGACATTATCTGCACAAATCCTCTTTCCAGTCCTACTTGCCCTGGTTTTTTAGATGCTGTTTATAAATATGTAAGTGGGTTTGAAACTATGAAACCAGATGAAGAGTTTTATGAATACTGGTTGCAGTTGCAAGAGGCTCGCAAAGTTGAAGTCGAAGAAGAAGAAATTATTATAGAAGAGGAAGAAGAGGAAGCACTTGAATTAGTTTTAAGAGTTGATCCTAAAGTAGGCGGTCTAGTTGATTTAGACCGACAAGAGGATATGCTTAGAAAACTTAATCCAGAACCTCTTTTGATTCCTTACTATATGGTTGAATATCAGGGATTGATTGATTACCCTGACATACATATCATTGAAGATAAAATGCAAATGCCTGATAATAACAGGGCGCTGAGACAGTTGGCAGGTGAAGCCAAGCATTATTCTATGGTCCGCTCTCAATATGATAGAGAACAATTAACCGGAGAATAAAAATGTTCAATGCTATTATTGCGTTGTCTGTTATGTTGCTGGCAGGTCTTGCAGGTGCAGAATCTGTTCCAATCACAGGCAGCGTATCTTCCAAGTGCAGTATCTATACTGACACTGCTGGTGTATATGGTAACCCAACACCTGATGCACTTAGCACAGACCCTGTAGATGGTGGTGTATTCCCTGTTGTGCGTTATGACGTTACATCAGCAGACTATTATACTGCTAAGATTTCTTGGCCACAAGAGTTTGCTGCATCACCCACTCTTACTGATGCTTTGAATTGGGATGGTGAAGTAACTGTGTCTTCAACATCTGATGCTCTTATGGCAGGTTATGAAGCGGCAAAGGTAGAGTATAACAATGTAACAGAATATGATCTTTCTGTTGCAGGTTCTACATGGTTTCAAATTGATTCTGAAGTAACCTATGGATATGGTAAGTCATTTCCGGGTGGTGAGTATTCCGCAAATATCACAGCAGAGTGTATCGCTAACTGATGAAGAAATTTATTACGGCAGTGGTGGCAGTCTTGATGGCTACTACTGCACAGGCACATGAATGGACACCAACCTATCCTAAGTTTGAACCATCATTCTTAGAAGATATTGTTGTAACCAATATGACACTTTTCAATAAAAGAAAAGATATAGAATACTATGAGATTTCAGTCTATGATGAAGACTGGAACCCTGTGCCTTTTGCTTCTACTATGAAATTAATTAATGTTCCATACTTGGGACAAGAAACTGTTGATATTTACATTAGAGAAGCAGACTGTGATCGTATTGAATACATTTGTACAACATCTAAAAGAATACTAGAGGATACACAATCTTCTGGAATTGATTCAAGAATATGTTCAAAGGTGTGATTATGATACAATACACTTGGAGCAGATTACTGCTTATATCACTCATAATGTTATTAATTACTGCATCTGTTGCATTTGCACAGTCTAGTTCTCTTAACCTGTCTTTACCTACTGCACCTGGTTCATATCAGTCTGATAGGTTTAAGGCTGGTGATCTAGACTGTTCTAATGCAATTGGTAGTGCCACTAATTTAGAGTTTGGTGTTACTGGCATTATTGGTAGAGGATATACTGATCCTCTTTCTGGTTATGTTGATTCACGGGTCGGAGACGTTGGTGTCTTTGCTAGAATTATCATTCCTTTAGGTCAAAAACCAAAATCAAGAATTGACTGTAATGAACTATATTTACTCGAACTGCGTCTAAAACAGTTGGAAGTGATGCGCCTTGAACAAGAGATACAGCAACTTCGGGCATTACAATTCCAATAGGAGAAACTAACAGTGTACGAATATAGAGCAGAACTTATCAAAGTAGTTGATGGCGACACAGTTGATGTTGACATTGATCTAGGGTTTGGTGTTTGGCTTAAAAATGAAAGAGTCCGTATTATGGGCATTGACACACCAGAGTCTAGAACCTCTGACAAAGTTGAAAAGTTATTCGGTCTTGCAGCAAAGAATAGAGTAAAGAAAATGTTAGAAAAGAATATTGTTCTTAAAACATTTGCTGCTAAAGACGGTGAAGATATGAAGGGTAAGTTTGGCAGAATCCTTGGTGATTTTTATATTGAATCTGAAGGAAAACTGTTGACTGAAGTTATGATTGAAGAAGGCCATGCAGTACCGTATCATGGTCAAAGTAAGGATGATATTCAAGAGCAGCATCTTGCAAACAGAGAAAGACTAGTAGCAAAAGGTGTTGTTATTTTAGAAGATATTTTAGATGAAGGATTAAAGTAATGGCTGAAGAACAAAAGCAAAACCAACAGCAGGTTCCAGTTGATATGCCAGAAGGTAAGATGGAACTGTCTCTGCGTATTCTTAGCAATGAGTTGATTGGTATTCGCATGTCTGTAGATGACATGAAAATGAAGTGGGTAATTATCGGAGTAGGTGCTATCGGTGCTATGCTTTGGGCAGCATCCTCTTTTGCACCACAACTCACAAATGCCTTTCAAGGTGTAGGAGGTATCGGTGGCTAAAAAGTTACAAGAAGACTCAATCTTTAATCAATTTGATGAAGATGGTGATGGCGTTGTGACTGATGAAGAAATGGCAAAAGCGGAGCGTATGCTTCAAATTGAAAATGATGACAAGAAACAAGATGCACAAAGAGGTATGGCATGGTTTGCTCTCTTTGGCATGCTGCTCTATCCTC